CATAGTTTTTTCATTTGTTCATTGAAGCCACAGATGACAATTGGCATTCCATCCTCTTCCTGCGGCCGATATTCTTCTATTAAACGATCAAACGGTTTTACTTTATAGTGACCACCAATTTTAAGAACTTTAAGTTTACTTAGATTCATTGTTTATCCTTTCATATAGTTTTCTAAACTTTACAAAATCTTCTTGTTTACCTCCATTGTCAGGATGAGCTTTAACCATTGCATAATGAACAGCTTCTTCTATTTCTAAAGATGGTGTAATAATTTGGGGCTTTTTAAGTTTTATTGCAAGCCTTTTATTTTCTTCACATACACATATGATATTGAAGCGTAAAGAGTCATTCTGTCTTTTTAATTTATCTACTTCCATTTTCAAATTTATGTTTCCACTTATACAAACAAACAAAATTATTAATGTTGCTACCAATACAACACTCAACCCTACTATTTGTACTAACATAAATCTTTCTCCTCTTTTGTACATAAGACGATTTCTCTTCTGATCGGACATCCACCTAAGCAATCACACTGACGGCTACAACCTCTACAAGAATTCCTGAAATGGCTTCTGAAATCATCGAACACATCTGAATCCCATGCTTCCTGAATAGTATGTTCACTAAGATCAACTGCCCACTTAAGTTCCTGATTGTCAAAGCTACATGGCAGCATTTTCATATCTGACGTAATGTAACCAGAAAATCTTGCTCCTTCACACGGTTCCAGAGTAGAATTTAAAATCTCTTCTGTAAAATTCAACAGTCCAGGCACAGAACATGAATCAAATCCAATCTGAAATTTATAATCATGTTTATCAATCAAAGAGAAAAATTCTTTGACTCTTTCATCATCAGGAGACAATACATTTGCCTGAGTTCCTAAGCCTACTGGCTTATGCAACAAGAAAATTACTGCATTGATACCATCAGGAAAATCTTCCTGCTGCAAATGTTCAATAGCTTCATCAATAGAATTCCGTCCAAGGACATAATGAATATTGGTAGTAACTCCTGCAGACACTAGCATATCAATCGCTTTCCCTGTGTATTCACTTCTGTACCAAGATATAGCTACGGCTCCGCAATATTCTTTACATAAGGAAACAATTTTTTCATTGAATCCTAAACCGGAACTTGTAAAGTTTGGCACAATCCCTTGTGAACAACAATACTTAAGGATTTCTTCAAAATCTTCATGCTGGTCTACATCTCCTCTGCCGCCAAGAGCAAACTGAAATGTTTTCCCTTTACATTCATCTACTATTCTCTTGAAATTTTCAAGGGACATATTAGGCTCCTGTGTGTGTAATCCATTCTGATAACACTGAACTCCTGACTGAATACACAAACCAGATGCCCCATGAACGCAATGTCCCATAACACCAATATCTAACAAAGCAGGAAAATCTCTCATAAATGGTTCCTTTCCTGTTGTCAAATCATCAGACCGGATATAGAATCCTGTCTCCGGATTAAATGTTTCTACAAAGTTGTTTTTCTTATCATAGTATCTATACATTTTTTCTTCTCTCCTTAATCATAATTTCTAATTTCCCAGCGATTGGAATAAGCATCACTTCATCCCAACAGAAATAAAGCAGTTCTCTATTTTCATCTTCGTCTCCCGTAATAGTTTCTAAATCATATATGTTATTAACAGGATCATATATTGCTTTAATTCTGTACTCTTTCCCACAAAAGCATCGCATATCTGGGACAAAACTTGATGGCGTGTTTATAGTTCCATCTGTAACTCCGTACTCCTGTGCCATCTGCCCCCAAGATTTAACTCTTACTTTCTGTCCTACTTTATACATTCCTGTCTCCTTGTGATTAACATTGATAAGTCTCCTTTTTCAAACATCTCACTTGTAAAAGTCCATGTATCTGCAGTATTCAAATAATAATAGATATCATTAAATTTCTGTATAGCACGTATCCGCAACTTTTGGCCACAATATTTTTTCATTTCTCTTACAAAACCGCAATTGTTACATCGAATAGTACCATAATAATTAACACCAAATTCTTTAACCATATCATCCCATTGACGAATCTGAACTATGTCTCCTACTTTGTATCGCTTCATATAAATCTCCTAATGGTGTGATCATGTCTGTAGACCACATATATCTACCGTTATCTTCTTCGATTCTAAAAACATTGTTGTATATAAAATATGAAACAGTTATAGTAGTCCCACAAAATCTACACATATCTTTAACAAAAAATGCCAAACATGGTATATATGTTTCACCCCCAGTTTGAGCGGTTCCAAATTCTCTTTTCATATCATCCCAAGAACGAACTTTATACTTTTGTCCTACTTTCATTTCTCACCTCAATCATTTTTCGCAAACCAGATGTGAACAACATATTTTCAGTAAACAAAAATTGTTGTGAAATTTTCATATCTATCCCTTGATAAACTCCTTCATGATAAGGATACTTTCCAATTATACATATCTTGTCCCCACATAAAACCTTCATCCTAGATAAAAATAGTATGTCTCCAAAATCTAAGGCTCCACGAAAACCACCATTAGAAGCTTTTTTAAGCTCCTCCCAAGTTTTTAAATAATATGTTTTCCCTATTTTTAGCATAGTCTTTACCCAACCATCATGATATCAACTGCATTCTTAAATTTTCTCAGCATTTCCGGATTAGAAGAAATGATTTTCTTTCTTCTTGCTCCTGCTTTGCCATGTTTGTTAATATAACGAACTTCTAAATTATGCCAATTGATCGGACTCATTTCTCCCATCTTTTTGTATACTTTTCTATATGTAACCATTCCTCCGTTGCTCTTATCTCCATATTTTTCTACGAGAGGAGCAATAATAGAATCTGTTGCATCCTGATTACAGATTGATTTATATTTTTCATAGAGATCTCCTAACGCAGCACTGAAGATAGATCTCAAAGTATCATTGGCATAGACAACATCATAAGTACTAAATTTACTTACTGGATTACACTTTTCTTTGTAATCCTTCACTTCCTGATCCCAACAGATACCATAGTTTTTATTCATATACTTATATACAGTTTTCATTACAGAGCCACGATCAGAGAACTTGTCACAAGTGGTAAGAGCATCAATCATCTGGTACATATCATTTTTCCATTTTTTACCTGGATCCTCTACTTTCTTTACTGGAAGAGGTGTCGTAACAGCTTTCTCTTGAACCATCATAGAAGCTAAACGCCCCATATCTTCAAAGATTTTATCTACTTTTCTTTCTAGTACTTCAATTTTGTCATTAAAATCCGGAAGCTGTAACTGAATAACATTTGGATTATTAACTTTTTTCTCAAGGAAAGCTGCTGCCAATACATCTTTTGCCTTGAGCTGATATGCTACAAGTTTTTCTGCTATTCCCGGCATTTCCTTTCTCATAGTTGGAGTAATTGAGATTTTAGCCAACCATAATGGCAGATAGTCTAACTGTAAGCACATAACATTCTGATTCCCGCCATTGGTAAGGAGGGTAAAATTTTGTACCCCCTTTGAAATTACTGAATCCGTCTGCATTTTTCTTCTTTCATATTTAATCCGGTTATCATCTAAACCGATAGCTTCACATACCCAGCGAGCACCAACCCAAATATTTCCATCAGGATCCTGTGCTGCTTTAAGAATATCTCCGTTAAATTCTACTTCTTTTGCTATTAATTTATCCATATTGATTTTCCCCCATTGATATAAATTTTCTTGTATTAGCATCCAATTTAAAATTCTTCCAGCTTCTTTTCTGCTGCTTCACGGGTGAGGAATACCAAATCATTTAATTCCCCGAGCCACTCATCATGATTTGCCCACAAAAACTGTTTACCATTTTTGCCGCATTCAATTCCACATACCACGTTTTCCCGAATATCCATGCCGCATATGTCCCATACAGTTGTACCAACAGGACAAGGCAGCCTCACAAGCAAGCCCTGTTCTTCTGCTTCTTTGTAAGATTTTAATTCTTCAAGCCACTCCGCAAGCTGCATATGTTCTTCCGCACATTTTATACAATTAGTCTTTATATCATCATCTATATAATCAATTGACTCAAAATCTGCACCTCTATAATTCTTTTCCGCTACTTCTTTTGCATGGACAATAGCTTCTTCAAGTGTTAATCTCTCCATCTATTTTTACCTCTTTCAATTTCTCCACCGCCAACTTCAAAGATTCAACAAATTCATCATTTAACGCTGTGCGGTCTGGATTCTCGATAAAATTTTCAAGCGCGCTAATTGCTTTCTCTTCGGGTGTAGGAACTGTAATTCTACCTGATTTCGCAATTTCAAGAAGTTCATCAATGTTGTTTTTCCAGTTGCATGTAGTACACAACTGATTGTTGCACTTAGTGTTCTTTCTGCCAAGTATACATTCATCACAGTTACGTCTACCGCACGAAAAATCCACATTGACATACCACTTAATAAACTCTCTTGCCGTCATTTCTTTTGTCCCGAGGAGTTCTGAAACTTCGTAGAAAGCATCACACTCTACTCCGATACGTACGCTGTGCACCACATCTTTGTTATTACAAAATTTTAAAATATCTGGAAAATGTTGTCCTGGCAATGGTTTACAATTGCCTTTCGAATACCAATGAAATCCCTGTTTCTCAGCTTCTTTGAGAAGCATTTCATTTTCTTCTTCTGTTCTAACTAAAATACATGTGTTTTTTAAATTAATCATCTTTTTTCACCTCTAATTTCTTTAAATCTTCAATACTCCAGGGGTCTTCATCTTCCCATTTAATAAAACTAAAGATATCACCAAAAATATCTGCCGATATCTGATAACTACCTCTTAAGCTCCAATAACAACTCCATCGTACTGGCTTTTCAGTGTACACATAAAGTTTATTGTTCCTATCTCTTGCAATATATT